TGCTCAATGGTATCGCGCCATATTCCACCACCATGAATGCTTTTACGGGGACGGCTTGTAGTTATTATTCTGACGGCACAAAATATGTAAACGGCGTGAATAGCGCTTACGGCTCCGCATACACGACAAACACGATTGGCGTTGCTGTTGATATTGATAGCGGAACAGTCACGTTCTACCGTGATAATGTCAGTCAAGGTGCGATAACTTATGCAGGCGCAAATTTATTTGCCTTTGTATCTGATGGATCTTCTAGCAATTCGTCAACATTTGACGTTAATTTCGGCCAGCGCCCATTCACCCACACGCCTCCCTCCGGCTTCAAGGCGCTCAACACGCAGAACCTTCCGACGCCTACGATTGCGGCGGGTAATGCGTATATGGACATCAGCCTGTGGACAGGCGACGGGAACAATAATCGCTCGATTACAGGCTTAACCTTCCAGCCCGATACGGTTTGGGTGAAATCACGCAGTATGGCGTATGACGCGCTCATTCTGGACGCCGTTAGAACCGCTGGCAAATCACTTACGCCTAGCAGCACGTCTGCCGAAGTAACCAACAACGCAAACGGGTATGTCAGTGCGTTTAATTCAGGCGGCTTTACACTGACGCAAGGTTCGTCGTCGATTGTAACAGTCAACGAATTGAATAAAACCTATGTGGCGTGGAACTGGAAAGCCAACGGCGCAGGCTCCAGCAACACCTCCGGCACTATCACCAGCACGGTAAGCGCTAATGCGACGGCTGGTTTTAGTGTGGTTACGTTTACCTGTCCGGCGTCTGGCAACTTTACGGTTGGTCATGGCCTCGGCGTCGTTCCAAACATGATTATCGTTAAAAGCCGTTCAACTGCCGGTAACAACTGGTGCGTTGTCCATAGCGGCATGACTAATATGGCCGCTTATTTCCAGCAGTTGAATACGACAATTGCACAGACGAACAACACAAGCATTTGGGCAAACACCGCGCCAACTTCGTCAGTGTTCTCTATGGGAACAAACGTCGCTTGTAATCCATCAGATACAGCGGTCGCCTACTGCTTCGCCGCCGTCGCGGGCTACAGCGCCTTTGGTAGCTATACGGGGAATGGTTCGGCTGATGGGCCGTTTGTTTTTACGGGATTTAGGCCGCGTTACATAATGGTGAAAAACGCATCTACTGGCGGCGCTGGTTACGATTGGTATATCTGGGATACCGCGCGGCAGATTTACAACGTCATAGGCAATTCTCTTGTTGCCGATACGTCTGACGCTGAATTTTCATCTACTAATCTTGATTTCACATCTAACGGCTTCAAAATTAGAACTTCATCAGCTTCAGTTAATGGCAGCACAAACACGATAATATACGCCGCCTTCGCGGAAAACCCCTTCAAATACTCACTGGCACGGTGAAAAGCATGTTCGCACAGAACACTACACCTCCGGCGTTTAATAGAATTAGTGCAGATAAGCGGTTTTACTGCACAGGTAAGCCGTGTAAATACGGCCATTATGCTGATCGGTATGTTTGCAATAATGAATGTGTTCAGTGTCGTGCGGATAAAAATAAGCTAAACAAAGACGCGCAAACCAAGTGGGCGCAGGACAATCGCGAGCGCAAAAACGCCGTATCCCGCCATTTATATCATTCTGACGCGGACGCCCAGCGCGCTAGAACGCGGCAGAAATACATCGATAACCCGTCAAAGGTAAACGCCACGAACGACAACTGGCGCAAGCGGAATAGAAAACGCATCACTAGCTATTACGCCGCTCATCGCGCCGCAAAGAAACAACGGACGCCATCATGGGCAGATATGGAAGCTATCAAGGCTTTCTACTCAAAGTGTCCAGACGGCTATCACGTGGATCACATCATACCGCTGAATGGAAAAACCGTTTGCGGGTTGCATGTGCTGAATAATCTTCAATATCTGCCAGCTAGTGAAAACCAGCGCAAATTTAACCGGCTGGAGGGCCAGTATGTTTATTCTTGATAATCGTGTCCTCCAACTGGACACGCCATTTGAGCATGATGGAACTTCGTTTCCCGCCAACTGGCTGCGCCTCGCCACGCCGGAAATGCGCGAAGCTATCGGAATCACTGAGATCGTCGACCAGCCGCGCCCTGACGACCGTTTTTATTGGGTCAGCGGCCCCGACGCAGAAGGCAATTATACGGCTATCCCGAAAGATCTCGCGAGTCTTAAAACCTCTTGGGCGACGCAGTTTCGTCAGACAGCTTGGTCGATGCTTCAGTCGTCCGATTGGCTGATTATCCGCAAGCAAGAGATCGGCACGGACGTTCCGGCCGATTGGTCGTCATATCGTGAGGCTGTCCGCACGACCACGCAACTTGCGATTACCGACATGGAAGCGACCACCGATATTGAGGCGTTCATAGCTTCAGTGACCAGCGTTCAATGGCCGATAAGCCCTGACGCCCTAGTCGCTGTTGACCCTACCCCGGTCTGAGGGTAATGTAGACGAACCGACTAGCCGGATAGCTAGGTAAAGGAGTATCGCCTTGAGCGACGAAGAACAGGCTGTAGCGGAGATCAGCCCCGCGCCGGAACCGGAAGCCACGGCAGCACCGGAATCTGTTGAGACGACGCCGGAGGAACAGCAGCCTACAAAATCGTTCTCTCAGGAAGAGCTGGACGCGATTGTAAGCAAGCGCCTTGCAAGAGAACAGCGCAAATGGGAAAGAGAGCAAGCCCAACGGCTTGCGGAGCAGCAGGCTAGAACGCCCGCCGCACCTCCACCTGCGCCGGATGATTTCGAGTCAGCTCAGCAATACGCGGAAGCGTTAGCGGAGCAGAAGGCTCGGGAACTTCTAGCCCAGCGCGAGGCCGCAGCCCAGCAAGCGGCTCTTTTGGAGTCCTATAAGGACCGTGAAGAAGAGGCTAGGGACCGATACGAGGACTTTGAACAAGTCGCGTATAACCCCAACCTTCCCGTCACGGACGTTATGGCCCAGGCTATTCAGGCTTCCGATATTGGCCCCGAAGTAATCTATTACCTCGGTTCCAACCCAAAAGAAGCTAGCCGGATCTCCCGTCTGTCGCCGGTCTTGCAGGCAAAAGAGATCGGGAAAATTGAGGTGAATCTTACCTCAAACCCGCCGGTTAAGAAAACCTCAACCGCGCCCGCCCCTCTTGCTCCTGTCACGGCTACCCGGTCAAACTCAGGCCCGCGTTATGACACGACTGATCCTAGATCATTAAAGTCTATGTCAACATCGGATTGGATTGAAGCGGAACGGCAGCGTCAGATCAAGAAATGGGAAGCGCAGAATCGGAGATAAGGTATGTCTAATTCAATTCTTACGATTGACATGATTACTCGCAAGGCTCTTGAGATCCTTGAGAATAATCTTGTCCTGACGCGCACCGTTAACCGCCAGTATGACGACAGCTTTGCCGTCGAAGGCGCTAAGATCGGCTCGACCCTGCGTATCCGCCTGCCCGACCGCGCTTTGGTCACGGACGGCGCTGCGCTTCAGGTGCAGGACGACAACGAACAGTACACGACCCTGACCGTTTCGTCGCAGAAGCACATCGGCGTGAACTTCACGACCGCCGAACTGACGATGCAGTTGGACGACTTCGCGGAACGCGTGCTGAAGCCGCGTATTTCGCAGCTCGCGTCCTCCATCGACGCCGACGTTGCTAACAGCTTCAAGTATATCGGCAACTCGGTCGGCACGCCCGGCACGACCCCGGCCTCTTCGCTCGTTCTGTTGCAGGCGCAGCAGAAGCTGAACGAGAACGCCGCTGTCATGTCGCCGCGCTATGCGACGGTCAACCCGGCTGCTAACGCCGCGCTGATCGAAGGCATGAAAGGCCTGTTCAACCCGGTTTCGGCCATCAGCAAGCAGTTCAAGAACGGCATGTTTGGCGAAGGCATTCTCGGCTATGACGAGCTGAATATGTCGCAGTCGATCAAGCAGTTCACGACCGGCTCGCGCGCTGGCACCGTGACGGTCAGCACTTCGGTCACGACCGAAGGTTCGACCACCCTTGTGCTGACGGGCCTCGGCTCGACGGTCATCAAGGCTGGCGACGTGTTTACGGTTGCCGACTGTTATGCCGTTAACCCGCAGACCCGTGAGTCGACTGGTTCGCTGTATCAGTTCGTTGCTCTGGCTGACGTTACGGCGTCGACCACCGCTTCGGTCACTGTCCCGGCGATGTATTCGGCTTCGCAGGCTCTCGCCACGGTCGACGCTCTGCCGGTTTCCGGTAAGGCCGTCACCTTCTTCGGCTCTGCTTCGACGCAGTATCCGCAGAACCTGATCTATCATCGTGACGCCATCACGTTCGCCACCGCCGACCTGCTTATGCCGCAGGGCGTCGACATGGCTTCGCGTCAGGTTCACAATGGTATCAGCCTGCGCGTCGTGCGCCAGTACGACATCAACAACGACCGTCTGCCCTGCCGTATTGACGTGCTGTATGGCTACTCGGTCATCCGTCCGCAGATGGCTGTCCGTCTGTGGGGTTAATTGGATGGGGCTTCGGCCCCATCTTCTTCAACTAAGGAGAAATTCTTATGACGACTTCTACTTCGAATGCCTCTTACCCGCTCGATTCGTACGGTCCGACCGGCGCGATTCCGAACGGTTCGGCCAACTACCTGTTTACGGACGGTAACACGGCTGCTGCCAAGCTCGTTGGCGGCACGACCATCCTGTTCCCGAACGGCGCGGGTATTTACTTTGTCGACACGGCGATCACGGCCAATTCGACCACGACCTCTGCGGTCAAAGGTTCGATTGGTCTGACGACGAACGCTACGGGCGTCGGCAAGATCTTCTACTCGGACGGCACCAAGTGGCAGTACGCTGCGGTTAGCTGATAGGAGCGACAACCATGCCTAATAGCAAATCGGTTGGCGTTGCCTTTTCTGACCCGGAACTCGTCTCTGGCACGACCATTACGGGCGCGACCATCAGCGGCGGCACCATTTCTGGCGCGGCTCTGACGACGGCGACTGTTTCTGGCACGTTCACGTCGACGGCGACTACGGACGCAGTTATCGCTAACGCGACGGCTGGTCTGTATTTTCTGACCGGCGCGATTACCGCCAACTCCACGACGACGAGCGCTCCGAAAGGATCTATCGCCACGACCACCAATGCGACTGGTACGGGTAAGATCTTTATTTCGGACGGCTCCAAGTGGCAGGCCCCGACCTAATCTAACCCTACGGGCGGGCTACGGCCCGCCTGGCCCTTTCCATAGGTGTAAAATGGCTATGATTTATTTGCGCCATGAGGTTCATGGCGTTAAGATCGCTACGCTGGAAATGGAAGCGGAAGCCGACGAAGAGAACGGCTGGGAAAGGTTCGATCCGAATGACGACGACAGCGTACGATCAGATCTGCGGAGCCCTGAGACTGCTGGGCGTCCTCGCAGAAGGCGAAACGCCCTCGTCGGAGACGGCGCAGGACGCGCTGACAGCGCTGAATCAGATGATCGACTCGTGGGACACGGAACGTCTGGCGGTCTTTTCAACACAAGATCAAGTATTTAACTGGACGCCGGGACTTCGGTCACAGACGCTCGGCCCGACTGGTGACTTTGTTGGTGAACGTCCTGTTCTAATAGACGACGCAACTTACTTCCGCGATCCGCAGACCAATGTGTCTTACGGCATAAAATTAATTAACCAACAGCAATACGACGGTATTGCCGTCAAGACTGTCACGTCGACTTATCCGCAAGTCATGTGGGTCAACATGACTTACCCCAACATCGAAATGGTCATCTATCCGGTGCCGTTACGGTTGCTGGAATGGCATTTTGTGTCAGTTGAAAAGTTATCCAATCCGGCCAAGCTGGCTACGGCGTTGACATTTCCGCCCGGTTATCTTCGTGCGTTCCGCTATAATCTGGCCTGCGAAATGGCTCCTGAGTTTGGCGTCGAGCCGTCCGCGCAGGTGCAGCGCATCGCCATGTATAGCAAGCGCAATCTGAAGCGCATCAATAACCCTGACGACATCATGGCGCTGCCCTACAGCATCGTCGGAACTAGACAAAGGTACAATATTTTTGCGGGAAATTATTGATTTATCAAGGACTTATAACTAAGGTAAGCAGCATGTGCTTCTTCTGGTGTATCAAAACAACCTATCTTGATATGCTTACGGTTGAGCATTATTTGCGCGCGCCATTTTCCTTGATGGAGCGATACGCCTCTAAAACCCGATGTATTATTGCAGTTTGGGTGAGTTACGTTGTGCATATTTTGCGCTCGGCTTACGTCGCGCAAATTATTAAATCGGTTGTTAATTTTGTCGCCGTCTATATGATCGACGTGATGATTAGGCCATTTACCAGTCATATAAAGCCAAGCCAATCTATGCGCGCTATATCTCCGGCCTTTAACGGATACGCGCCAGTATCCCGATTTCATCTGATCCCCGGCAATAAGCCCTGTGTCTTTACGGGTAAAAATGCCTGTATCGGGATCGTAAGTAAGTTCTTCTTTGAGAATTTGAACCGTCAGCATGTTGCCTCCTTTACTGCGGAGGTTTTACCATGAAGACCCCCATCTTGGGAAGTAGTTATGTAACTCGAAGCCCAAATGCCGCGGATAGTAGGTGCGTTAATCTTTACCCAGAGGTTATACCAGAGGGGGGCAAAGAGGCGGCATGGCTACAGCGCGCGCCAGGGCTTCGTTCATTGGCCATATTTCCAACCGGCCCTATTCGTGGGCTGTGGCAATACGGCGGGTATGGCTATGCTGTTGCGGGCACCAAACTGTATCGTGTCGACACCGACTGGTCATATCACGAACTTGGCACGGTCGCCGGCGTCAGCAACGTCAACATGGTCGACAATGGCACGCAGCTATTCATAGCCGCCGGCGCTAACGGTTACATTTATAATAACAGCGACTTTACGCTTGAATGTAACACAACCAACGGCGACGCCACAGTTACGACGACTAGCACTGCCGACATATGGGTTGGCCAGCCTGTAACGGGCTCCGGCATACCTTCATCGACGACTGTTTCCAGTATAACCGACGGCACGACGTTTGAGCTGTCGGCTAACGCCACGGCGACGGCTTCCGGCGTTACGCTGACATTCTCGCCGTTCTTCAGCGAGATCACTGATCCTGATTTTCCTGGCGCTGTTGGTGTTGGGTTTCTTGACGGCTATTTTGTCTTTAACCAGCCTAACAGCCAAAAGTTTTGGGTCACGGCGTCTTATAACGGTCTGTCTATTGACGCGCTCGACTTCGCCAGCGCCGAAGGCTCGCCGGATAACCTTGTCACGCTGATCGTTGACCACCGCGAGGTTTGGCTGTTTGGTCAGAACTCAGTCGAAGTCTGGTATAACGCCGGCACGCCGGACTTTCCGCTTGCCCGTGTTCAAGGCGCGTTTAACGAGATTGGCTGTCTTGCGGCCTATTCTGTGGCCAAGTTGGACAATGGCTTGTTCTGGCTGGGCGCGGACGCTCGCGGTAATGGTATCGTCTATCGCTCAAAAGGCTATTCCGGCGAGCGCGTTTCAACTCACGCTGTCGAATGGCAGATCCAGCAATACGCGACGCTTTCAGACGCCGTGGCCTACACCTACCAGCAAGACGGCCATAGTTTCTATGTTCTAAATTTTCCGACCGCCAATACGACATGGGTTTATGACGTGGCGACGGACGCATGGCATGAACGCGCTGGTTGGGATAACAATCAGTTTACCCGCCATCGCGGCAATTGCCAGATGAATTTCAACAATGAAATTGTCATCGGCGATTACGTCGGCGGCGGTATCTACGCCTATGATCCGACCGTTTATACGGAAGCCGGTTCGACGCAAAAATGGTTGCGGTCTTGGCGCGCGTTGCCGACTGGCCAGAACAATCTGAAGCGCACAACGCAGCATAGTCTTCAACTTGACTGTGAAGCTGGCGTAGGGCTGGAAGGCTATACGCAGGCTGAATATAACGCCATCACCTATATTTACGACCGCAACAATGAGTTTATTCTTGATCGCGCCGGTAGCGCGCTGCGGATTCGTAATTATCAGAACTACAGCATAACCGTCGGCGCGAACGCTAACGTCATGCTGCGCTGGTCGGATGATGGCGGCCATACGTGGTCGAACGAACACTGGAAGTCTATGGGCCAAATTGGTCGCACAGGCTATCGCACGATCTGGCGGCGGCTTGGCATGACGCTAAAGCTGCGCGACCGTGTATATGAAATATCAGGCACTGATCCGGTCAAGATCGCCATTATGGGCGCAGAACTCATAATGGACCCGACAAATGCCTGATAATAATACGCTTATACCGGCGGCGCGTGTCCCGATATGGGACAAGGTGACAGATTTTGTCACCCGCGAATGGTATCGCTGGTTTTATAATATGTATGTGTCGGTCGAAAACGGCCGACGTTATGGATCATATTACGATACAACCACGCAAACGGCGGCGGCGGCTAATACAGCCTATGCCATGACGTTAAACAGCGTCGCGTCCAAGATTAATGACGGCCCATTACAGTATGGTGTCTATATAGGAACACCTACTTCGCGTGTTTATGTAGACAATACAGGTACATATAACATACAGTTCTCGGCGCAGTTTATTAGTACTAATGCCAGCTCTAAAGATGTTTACATATGGTTAAGCGTCAACGGCACGAATGTGCCCGATTCGGCCACGAAGATTACATTATCGGGGTCTAGTAATGCCTATGTCGCGGCATGGAATTTCGTGGTAAGTCTAACCGCAGGCGATTATTTTGAGCTGTATTGGGAAACGACGAATACGAACGTCTCAATATTGGCCACTACTGCATCGGGGAATGTCCCCGCGATTCCTTCGGTCATTCTGACCGTCACTAGTATTGTAGGTGGATAAATGGCCGTCGTAACGCCCACAGCTAAAACGCAATTCATCGACGCCGCCGGCGCTCCTCTGGCCGGCGGTAAGCTCTATACTTACGTCGCCGGCACGACGACACCGCAGGCGTCTTACACTGACAGCTCGGGCGCTACAGCGAACAGCAATCCAGTTATTCTTGACGCTCGCGGTGAAGCGAATGTCTGGCTTGGTGAGTCAACGTATAAGTTTACGCTGACCGACGCTAATGACGTTGAGATCTGGACGGTCGATTATATTTCCGCGCCGACGACGGCGTTGTCGCCAGTTCTGTCTGGCAACGTCACAATCTCAACTGACTCGGCTGGCCCGGCGCTCAAAGTCACGCAGACCGGCACCGGCGACGTTATGCGCGTTCAAGACAGCGCCGATCCTGACTCGACGCCATTTGTCATCAACTCATCGGGGTATGTCGGGCTTGGCACTGTTGCGCCGGCCGAAGCTCTCGATATTGATAACAGCGGTAAAATTCAGTTCTCGTCGGGCGGCACTGCACGGACTGTCATATCGGCTGACGCTTCTAACTCAATTATTGACGTTAAAGACGACCGCAGTTTAGTCGTTAAAGCTAATGGCGTTACTATAGTCACCGGAAATTCTACGGATGTGACTACAACAGTCCCCGTTGTATTGCCCGCCGCTCCTACGACTACATTACAGGCCGCTACTAAAGGTTATGTTGATAATCTGACAGGTTCGCCGGCCGGTATTATTGCGCCTTTTGCGGGTACATCCGCACCTAGCGGTTGGCTGGCTTGTCAAGGGCAGGCCATATCACGGTCGACTTACGCGACGCTTTTTACCGCTATCGGCACGACATGGGGCAGTGGGGACGGCTCGACGACATTTAACCTCCCTGATCTTCGCGGCATGTTCTTGCGCGGCACCGGCACTAACGCGACTGGCTCGTCCAGCGGTGCGGTCGGTCCATCAGTCGGTGCCTACGCGGCGGACACTTATCTTAACCATAACCATACAGCGACCGATAGCGGTCATACGCATTCTGTAGGTGCTTTTGCTTCACCTGGTTTGAGCCCCGGCGGCACGACCTATCAGACAGGATCAGGCACTACTAGCTCTGGCACCGGCTACGCGAGCATTACGGTTGCCACGTCGACAACCGGCGGCACCGAAACAAAGCCGAAGAACTACGGCATTCTTTACATTATCAAGACCTGAGGTTAGATCATGAACCCGATCACAATGGCTCTACTTGGCGGGACCAGCCTAGTCTCAGGCGGTCTTGGCTATCTTGGCTCTCAACAGGCCGGTCGCGCGCAGCAGCAGGCGGCGCAAACATCGGGTCTGTTTGGCCTAATCGCGCAGCAGCAGGCGCAGCAACAGGCCCGCGAGATGGCCGAACGTGGCGCGGCGGCGGCTGGTGAGTATTACGGCAAGGGCCGCGCCGACCTGCTAGAACAGGCGCGTCAGGGTGAGGCGGCTGGCCGTGAGTTTTATGGCCAAGGCATAGGCTTCCAAGAGCCCTACATGACCGCCGGCGCCGGCGCGACAAACCAGCTCGCAGCGCTGTTTGGTCAGGGCGGCGCGTATACGCAACAGCCGACGTTTGAAGAACTTCAAATGGACCCCGGCTATGCTTTTCGTATGCAGCAGGGCCAGCGCGCTATGGAGTCGACGCTTGGGTCGTCCGGTATGCGTGGGTCTGGAGCGGCGCTGAAAGCCGGCCAGCGTTTTGGTCAGGATATGGCCAGCCAAGAATATCAGAGCGCCTATAATCGCTTCATGGCTAACCGCGCAGCGGCTACGCAGGGGCTTCAGAACTTGGCTGGCACTGGCGCTGGCGCGGCTGGCACGGCGACGGGGCTGGCTGGTCAGGTCGGCACAAACCTTATGTCGCAGCGGTTTGGCGCGGGGACTAACCTTGGCTCTATGGCGTCTAACGCTGGCGCGACGACGGCCGGAGCTTACACGGGCGCGATCCCGACGATGGCGGCGCTTACGTCCGCTAACCCTTATGGCACGGCTATGGAGAATGTGGGTCAAGCCCGCGCTTCTAGCTACATGGGTGGCGCTGGCGCGCTGGGTCAGGCACTTAATACTATACCTCAGAATTATATGACGTATAGTATTCTGAACCGTATGCAGCCGCAGACCGCCGCAGCTACGCAGGCTGCTTCGGCAGCGCCGATGCAGTTGCCCGGTGCGATGAATCCGTTTGGCCTTTACTGAGGTTTAATCTATGCCCGTTCGTTATGACATAGCCGCTCAGATCCCGCAGTATGGCGGCGGCGGGGGCTACGACCCCGTGAACATGATGGCGCAACTTCAGTCAATGGACTATCGCCAGCAGCAGAACGCGCTTGCGCAGTTGCAGATGCAAAAATTGCAGCGCGAGTTGCAAATGCAGGGTGCATTGAGCGGCGTGTTGACGAACCCTAATTTTAATGTGCAGTCGCCTGAAGCGGTTGGCGCGTTAGTGCATAGCGGCAATCTCTCTGAGGGTTTATCCGTATTAGGCGCGCAACGCTCGGCAGCAGCGCAGGCGGCTTTAGCCAGTCATTACGGAACGCAAGAGAATTTAGCGCGTCGTAAATACGAAGAAATTGAATTGCCTGAAGCTGGCATACGGCGTGAGTATCTTGATTTTCAAAAAACTAAAGAGGGTCGTTTAGCCACGGAGGCTATTCACAAAGCCGATGCCGCCGCTCTTGATCTTGGCATAAAACAGACCGCGCAGGCGCAGGATTTTTTGTCTCAGGCCACTCCTGAAACATGGTCTGACGATTACGAACGCATCAAAGCCGCTGACCCTCATTTTGCGTCTAAGTTTAAGCCGGATGCATTTCCCGATAAGAAGCTGTTTGATACCGCAATGCGGAATGCGGATTTTACGCGAAAAATCGCTGAAGAACGTGCTAAAGAGTTGGCGCAAGCCGAAGCCGCGCAGCCTCAAATGCCTTCATGGGCTCCAGGTTATATTATGCGGCGCGATCCGGCTACAGGCGGCTATCGTCTTGAGGCTCCGCAACAGCCGGGGATGCGTATGCCTCAGAACGCTATGACGCCGGCTGTGCCGGGGCAGAATGCGTTTACTAACGCGCCGCCGCCGGCTGCACCGGCTGAAGAGCCTACGCCGCCAATGGGCACGCCGGAATATGCCCAGCGCAGATCGGCGCGCGCCATGCTTGAAGTCGCTGGCGTCGACCCCGAAAACAATGTGAACCATGTTGCGGATCTTATTCGCGACACGCCTAGCAGCGCGTTTCGCGCTTATGCGCAGCAAAAAGAAGGCGCGTTTAAGGGTAAAGCGACGCCGCAGATGGAAAATGTGGGCCGGCTCAATACTATTATCGAAAATATTAAACTTGCGGCCAGCGAAGGTAAATTGGGTAGCGGCGTGTCTGACGCGGATATGCGGCTGTTGGATCGGGCGCAGGCTCAGATCAATGACCCCGCCGTGCAGCCTAATCAGCGCATGGCGGCGTGGGATGAAGTCGTGCGTATTCAAGCCAAGCGCGCCGGGCTTAAATATACGCCGATGACCGCCGAACAGATACGTGGTGAGCCTATCATTGGCGAGCGTAAACCGGCTAAAGTTGATGAAACTTCTATTCTTACCGATATTTTCGGGGCTAAGAAATGACCGACGCGATCTACGGTAAGATCCAGACTGCGCGCGAAAAAGGCGTAAGCGATGAGGCCATAAAAAAGTTTCTTATGGACCATCCTCTTGTCGAAAAGGCGCGCGGACAAGGCGTCAGTGACGAAAAAATATTTGAGCATTTAGGTCTAAAGGCGCCTAGTGCGCTGGAAACTATCGGGAGTGAACTAGACTATATCGCCGGTAAGATCCCCGAAAATCTTATGGAGATCGGGCAGAGCCTTACGCCTACCGAACTTAGTCGGACGATCAATCGCGTCGTAATGAGCCCGGCCGAAACGGCCAAGGGCGTTGTTTCTGGCATTAGCAACTTTATCCAAGATCCCTATGGGACTTTTCGCGAAGCGCCTGTATCGACTGTATTGAATGTCATGCCATTTGGTCAAGCGGCAGGTAAACTTACCGGTGCAACGCGCCGTTTTGCTGCGCCTGTTCTAGAGCCGCAGCAAGCCGCCGTTCAGAACATAATGTCTAAACTTTCACGACCGCAAGAATTTGCAAATGCTATGGCGCAGCCGATTGCTCCGGTGCCGGGCGCTCCGCCGGTCACAGCTTCGCAGGCCGCTGTTCAGGCTGGTCTATCTGAGCCCGCCGTCGCCGGTTTGGAGACTGGACTTAAGAATGTTACGCAGCCTTATGGCCGCGAAGTGTTTGCGTTGGAAGAACAGCGTTTGTCAGCTATACAGCAGCAGATCCGCAACATCGACGAAAACCTGAAGATGCGCGCCGACACGATGTCGCCGGCTGAAGCCGCCAAACTAAAGACTGTGCGCGATGATTTGCTTCGTTCAGCAGCCGCCGAAGAACGGCGACTTACGACGGCTGGGCAAGCGCTTCAAACACAGTTGCCACCCACAAGCATGAGAGCGCAAGGTGAAACTATTCAAGAAGCAGCGCGCGGCATCCGAACGAATTTGCGCGAAAACGTCATTGAACCCGCGTATAGAGAGCCAATAACGCGTGCAGGCAACGCACGTATCGACATTACGCCGGTTGTTAATATGGCCGAACAAGTTCTCGGTAGGCCATTGACTGCGTATCAGCCTGAAACCGCGCCAGGCCCGCTCGCGCGCGAACTTGCATCTTTACGTCAGCCGCCGACGCCGGGCGAATGGGTTTCTCTGGGCGAAGGCGCGGGGTATCACGGCGAACCTGGGCCGCCGCGTCCAACCACTGCAACGCTGCGTCAGATCGACGCCATTCGTCGTGGTATCAATGCGGATCTCGCGCAGGCCGCGCAAGCCACTGACGCGGGGGCAGCCACGCGATATAGCGCGCTTCGCGAAATGTCTAGTCGTCTAAACCGCGCTATTGAAACGACCGAAGCTATCCCCGACGAAATTAAAGCCGGATACGCTCGGGCTAATGAATTATACGGCCAAGTTTACGCCCCGCGCGTTAAACACGGCATAACAGGCGACATGCTGCACAATACCGCGCGCGGAGTCACTAAATTACTCCCTGACGATATTGTTGACGCGGTGTTAAAAAACGAAACAAACGCGCAGCAATTTGTCAGAACATTTGGTGAAGATCCGACAGCGCGCGGCGCGCTTAACGCCAGCATTATAAACCGCGTCCGCGACGCCGCGTTTGATCCGGCGACTGGATTTATTCGTCCTGAAGCCATAGATCGTTTTGCGCAAAATCCGGCTCTCACGTCACTCGGAATTGATTTGCAGGCTACACTCGCGCCTTTGCGTGAAGAGGCCGTGCGCATAAACGAAGGTCTAACCGAACTAGAGGCCCGCGCGCGTAGGCTTAACAAATCCGACGCCACTAAGATTGTGGACACCGCGCTGAAAAACGCGCCGGAAATGGATTATGTTATGCGGCAGATCGGCCCTAACGCCAGAGAAGCCCTGCGCAAAGAAGTGACAGACCGCGCGCTTGGCATGATTCGCGCCAATGAGCCGGCGAAAGCCGTCAAATATCTCGACAAGCACGCCAAGCCGCTTGAAATGGCTATCGGCAAAGACGCCGTTAATGACATTCGCGGGCTGGCAAACGCGCAGACTGTTCTCAAACAAGTCGAAGATACCGCGCCAAGACCTAAGAAACAGATTGCTGTGGCGTTAGACGGCTATACTACAGAACAGTTGACAGACATAAAATCTCTTGTCGACGAGATTAACCGCGTCGAAGAGGTTGCGCGTTTGGCGTCAGTTCGTCCGACTGCCAGCGCCGCCGATTTGGCCGCGCAGGAAGGCATTGAAGGTGGTCAGATCCCGGCCGCAATGTCGCGTGCGGTGACGATTACTAAATCCGTGCTGGATAAAATATCTTCGTTTGCTACAAAGCAGATGCAAGTGGAGACGGCGCGACTGCTTGTAAAAGATCGTGAGCTGTTAGGTCAGCTTTTGAACGAAGCGCTGGCTAAAAAAGAAAAACCGCCATCAATGGCGTGGCGTAAAGCCGTCGCTCCTATTGCGATTGGCACGCAGCAAAATCAAAACGCGATGACGAGGCGGTAATGGTCGAGTATCAGGTTCTTTTCGATGTGGCCATTGGCGTGATCGGCGTGCTGGGCGGCTGGACGCTCAACACTGTCTGGGCGGCGGTTAAGGAATTGCAAGAAGCTGATAAAGAACTGGCCGAAAAGGTCGGATCTATTGAAGTGCTAGTCGCTGGACGTTACGTGACCCGCGAAGATTTTAATACCACATTAAATCAAGTATTTGAGCGTCTTGACCGCATCCGTGATCTGTTAAGCCAAAAGGCTGACCGATGAATTTCCAGATTTTCTTCGACGATGTGCGTAATAGTCTGTTCGGCGGCAAGCTGTCGCAGGGCCAAGTCGAAGGCATGGAAAAGATCATCAACTATTCAACGGTCAGCCTCGACCAGTTGGCGTATGTCCTCGCGACCGTCAAATGGGAGACGGCGCATACAATGCAGCCAATCAAAGAATATGGCTCTACGGCTTATCTAAAGTCTAAGCCTTACTGGCCCTACTACGGGCGCGGGCTCGTGCAACTAACCTGGCGCGACAACTACGCTAAATACGGTTTGGACAAGACGCCGGACAAGGCATTAGAATGGGAATCGTCGCTGTTCGTGCTGTTCGACGGCATGACCAAAGGGCTGTTCACTGGCAAAAAACTAGACGACTATATCAACGACAATAAGCGCGATTACATCAACGCGCGGCGGATCATTAACGGGACTGATCGCGCCAAAGAAATAGCGCAGATTGCGGATGCCTATCGCACCGCCCTTATCGCTGCGCAAGATCCCGTTGCTCCCCCTGAAGACGACGATCTCCAAGCCCGTTTCAACCAGATGCTTGCTGTTGCTTTAACAAGCGACCCCCAGATTCAGGACTTAGTTCGGCAAATCAGACGGAGATAAACCTATGGTTATCAATAACCCCTACACGACCTTCAGCGGTATTCTAGCTCTTATCACTGTGCTGTGGCACGCATGGCAGACGAAGACGGTGAACTGGGATGATCTTCAGACGGCGCTTGTCGGTCTGGGCCTTGTCGCCGCTAAAGACTGGAACGTCACGGGCGGCTCTAAGTATCAGGATTGAAGGGGGCAGGTTGCAAAACCTAAAACCAAAGATGAAACTGCCGCTGATCTTGATGCTGGCAAGTTTTAGCGGTTGTCAGTCGACCAGCAGGTGTCCCCCGCTGGTCGACTATTCGGCCGAACTCCAAACCAAAGCGGCCAAAGAGTTAAGCGCTCTCCCCCGCGACAGCGCTGTTGCTAGACTTGTCGTCGACTACGGCCAGCTTCGCCGCACGTGCCGGCTTTAGATCTTTCTTAGCCCTATACGACACATCCTGAAGACCTCGCGCCTGCGCATAATCTTCGGCAAACGTCGCCGCGAACAGCTCATAATTCACCGCGTCAACATGGCTGTCCATGTGAGTGGGTGACGCAAAAGCGCGCGCGTTCTTAACGCAGGCTAGGATAATCGCAATCTCGTAGGGGTGAAACTCACGCCCCAGACGCAGCGTGGCCAGATCGGCCGCAAGCTGGAAATTGTTCTCTATGCCGCCGTATCCCTGACCGCGTTGGTCAATGATCTTAGCAGCTTCATACAGCAGTTCTTGAGGGTTCATTTATCATCTCCATGATGGCCGCCCTTTCTCGTAACATGCGCAGCACAGTGTAACGCTGATGCAGTCGCACTAAGATGGTCGAGCGCCGGGCGTGACGCTGTTCCTCTTCCAGTAGGTCTAAGACCTCCTGTTCCGTCAGATCGGCCAGCCGATCATTTAACATTTTCCACGTCATCGGCTCGGTCATTTGTGCCTCGCAAATTCGCCGTGGTATTTATCTCTAGCTTCGGACGCCACAAGCGCCGCCAATTCTAAGTCATGGACAAGGCCATAAAATAACATTTTGCCTTTTGACAGTAACATGACTTTCCATTTGCCGCTTACGCTTTGGCTAACATTTTTAACGCCGGATGTATTGTTCGCGCTTATTTTTCTGTTGTGACCGTTTCGTATAAAATCGGCTGGGCGCAAATTTTCTATTCTGTTGTTCAATGGATTACCGTCTATATGGTCTATATTTTCAGGTATATAGCCGTGATGAATTAAATAGATCAGTTGATGCACGCCATAATAGCGTTTCTTATACATTGTGTTGCGGTAGCCATTACCGTGCATATGCCCGGCTTCGTCGCCTATACGCGCGCGGCTACCCGGCTGTATTTTCCAATACAGTTTGCCATCGCGGTATTCCCACACCGCTTTAGCTTCAGTTTGTGTTAGACAGCTCGGCAAGGGCCAACTCCGCTAAAGATTTTTTGTCGTGTAGCGCATCATATATGCGCTCGTCAATAGTTTTATTACACATGATGACATAACACCATACGTCACGCGTCTGGCCGCTGCGATGCAGCCGGCCGACTGTCTGTTCGAATAGTTCAAGCGACCACGGCAGCGACAGGAAAATGATCTTGTTGCCGCCAAATTGTAGATTGAGCCCGTGGCCGGCGCTCTTGGGATGAATCGCCAATAGTTCAATCGCGCCGGCGTTCCAGCGTTCGACGGCGTTAGGCGCGTCGATTGTCGTCACGTTGAACTGGCGCTGAAGCTCGGCTAATTCTTCTTTGTAATTGTAGACGATAATAGTGTTGTCTCGCTGGTTTTCGTCGAGGATGTCTCGGAGAGATTCAAACTTTTGGCGTCCAAACCACTGAGCAGCGCCTTGGCTATCATAAGCGAAGCCGGACGTGAGCTGCTGAAGCTTGTTTGTGACAGCAGCCGCTGTCGGAGCCGTGATCTCTTCATGCACATATTCCTTCTTCATGTTCTCGTATGGCGTGCGGTCCTCAAGCTCGCACCGGATCTGCACAACATGGAGCGGCGGCAGCTTGTCCTTATACTCGCCAGGCTCCAACACGTATGTCGCCGGCTTGATTGCCTCCATGACTTTTGGCAGCGCTTGCGGCAGCGGCTCCCATTGGCCGTAATCGCGGTTCACGCAGTAAAAATATTGCTGTAAGAATGCGCCCTTGCTGCGGCCTAATAACGTCTGATCGACAACCTTGCACTGGCCAAACACGTCTTCTAGGCCGTTTGACGTAAATGATCCGGTAAGCCCCCAGCGGATCTTAAACTGGTCGAGGATCTTGAGCAGGAACTTGAACCGCTTGCCAGACGGATTTTTAAGCCGCGTTAGCTCGTCAAATACAATGCCATCAAAGTCTTTCGGGTCAATCGACGGGATGTTGTCGTAGTTGGTGACGACAATATCAACGTCCGACGCAAACGCTTTCTTGCGTTGCGCTGGCGTGCCAACAGCGACGGCCATGCTCATGTGTTCAGCCCATTTCGGCCGCTCGACAGGCCACACGTCAGTGCAAACGCGCTTCGGCGCTAACACAAGCCAACGGTCGCAATGACCTTTGCTGGTCATGTCCGACATAGCCGTTAGCGTAATCGCTGTCTTGCCCGCGCCCACTGGCGCAAGGATCATTGCCCGATCATGGGCAAAGAGGAAATCGGCGGCTTCGTGCTGGTATGGGCGCAGATCCATTGGTCAACATCCTCTTTGGACCATAAGCAGGCATAGTTCTGATTAAGCGCGCGCATATCAGACGCAAATATTTGTTGTAGTGGCGATAATTTACCGCCATGACGTTTCAATTCGACAAAATGTGTGGACCCATCGGCAAAGCAAACCACGCGATCACTGACGCCGCGATTCGATGGTGAGACAAATTTATATGCTTTGCCGCCAACGGCTTGCACACATTTTACGAAATATTTTTCGATGTCACGTTCCAACATAAAAAGTCTCTTGACACACCCGTAAAGAAAAGTCTAGTGTCGAATCACTGAAAGGTAAGGTAATGGCACACAGCAACATCGTCGGCGGTTCGACCGCCAAGCGACTTATCAAATGCCCCGGTTCGCGGGCGCTTGTGAACACAGTTCCACCAAAGCCAACAAGCAGTTATGCCGAAGAAGGCTCGCGTCTGCATGACGCCATGCACATGATTTTGTCGCATGGTGCAAGCGTCGAAGATTACCCTGATAATGAGAAGCTAATCCTTGCTCTTGACTCACTTAATCAGATCGACCCTAATAGTGAGCTTGAGTTTGCCACGGAGGTAAATGTCCATTTCAATGACTTTCTTGCCGGAGTTTACGGTTCTTGCGATCTCGCTGGCCGTATACGCAATCGTGCGATAGTCCTAGACTGGAAGTTTGGGGATGGCGTTGCGGTAGACGCCGAAGAAAACGAACAGCTTATGTTCTACACCGCCGCAGGAATGCGGACGGAAGAATTGCGCTGGGTCTTTGAAGGCGTTGACGAGATCGAACTTGTCATCGTGCAGCCGCCTTACGTTAAGCGTTGGGTGACGACGCCTGGTCGTATCAAGGCATTCGAGCGCACACTGTATGACGCTGTGCAAGCGTCGTTTCGCCCTAACCCTAAGTTTGAAGCTGGCGATCATTGCCGTTGGTGCGCCGCCAAGCCAGTCTGTCCGTTGCTGACAGGTCAACTTGAGCGCGCCGTTGCGACGAAGGTAAAAGCTATTGATGTGGAGAAAGTCGGCAATGCTCTGGCGTTTGCGATCCTTGCGGAAGAATGGGCTAAAAGCGTGCGTGAACTGGCCCAGACGATGCTGGAGAATAACGCGCCCATCGACGGATGGAAGCTTGTCCCCAAGCGCGCCACTCGTCAATGGGTTGATGCTGAAGGAGCGCGAGAGGCTCTTGAGCAAATGGGACTTGACTCCGAAGAATTGATTGTGACGGAACTGAAATCGCCGGCGCAAGTCGAGAAAGTGCTGAAAAAGCACAAGCTCGAACTGCCGAAAGATCTGGTCGTCGCAGTCTCAACAGGTAACACGATAGCGCCGGAGAGCGATCCCCGTCCTGCCGTGCTTACAATAGGTTCCGATATTCGTCGGGCCTTCTCTAAACTTGAGGTAAAGTAATGTCCAATATTGTTAAATTCGGCAACGCCAATCTCCCCACCGCTGCGTCTCTGGCTGAGTCGCTGCGTAAGCTCGACACTGAGGCTTCAGTTGGTTCGGTCATCCTGAAAATGGATAAGACTGGCCACTGGGTTTACGGTGCGGATCAGACTGAGATCGACAAAGACGGACGCTGGGCGGTCAATCCGTTCTCGTTCGTCCACGGTTTCATTGCGTGGGGCGAAGGCGAGGTGCTTGGCGAGAAGATGGTGTCCATTACGGAACCGCTTCCCGAACTGGACGTAGCTCCTCCCGGCGCTAAGCGCGGTTGGGAGCCCCAGGTTGGCATGAGCGTCAAGTGCCTTGATGGTGAGGATGCTGGCACGGAAGCCCGCTATACGGTCACGTCCGTTGGCGGCAAGCGCGCTATGCACCAGCTTGCCATGAAGGTTGCCGATCAGGTCGAGAAAAATCAGGACGCGCCTGTGGCCGTCGTGAAACTCGGCTCGGAATATTATCAGCACAAGTCCTACGGTCGCGTCTTCACTCCGGTGTTCGACGTGATCGAATGGATCTCGCTCGACGGTGCGCCGGCCGAATCGGTCGATGGCTCCGCTGGTGACACCGGCCGTCGTCGTCGCGGCTGATAATAGGGAGGGGGAGGCGGATGCGCGCCTTCCCCTTTTTTCAGGATTATTACGATGACTTGGCTATTTCCCTACGCGGGCTATGACGGCCCGAAACGCAAACCACCGAAACGCAAACCGCCTCCACCGCCGCCGCGCAAGAAACTGCCGCGTCCGGTTGAGCGCCCGCTGCTAAACTTTTCCGGTATATCTAACATGCCGCCGTCGCTGCGTGCGATCATGCTAGAGGTTTGCGAAGAGCATAACGTCGTGCCGGCGGACATTGCCGGGCATGACAGCCGCCAGCATGTCGTGCAGGCGCGTCGCGTCTACTGCATTATGGCTCGCGCTCGGTCTAAATACAGCTACACAAGCATTGGTCGGTCGATCAATAAAGATCATACGACCGTGATTCATTACGTGAAGCAAGGTCAGGCTGGGCACTCGTTAGCACCTGTGGAACAGACTACGACGCCGCCCAGACCCCGTGCCGTGCGCCAGCCGGTGACAGAACTGTCGCCGTTACAGCAGACCTACGCTAACCTTGCCGATCAAGGACTAGAGAAGGCGCAAATAGCGGAGCGCATGGGTAAGTCATTGGCCGCCGTTAGTCATTACGAGAAGCATGTAAGGAGGAAACGTGCCCAGCAATCCAGAGAAGCGCAAGGAACAGCGCCGTCGCCGGAACGAGGAACGCAAGAAGCGCATGTTGATCGACCCTGAATATGCGGCGCAACAGAAAGACATTAACAAGCGCGCTACAGCGAAGTATGCGCTTAAGAAGAGCCGGGAAACCAGTGGCCCGGTAGGTAGCGGCAAGCCAGGGCGGATCGTATCGCTCTGCGGTTGGTTAGGATGGTGAAGATGTTGGAAATGCTGACAGACACAACGTTGTATCTTTTCTTCTACGGCTTTGGCCTACTCTCGGGAGTATTCGTATCATGGTTAGAATCATATTCTGCATCGCGCTCTTATCGTCATCAGCAGCAGCTCAAGAGATCTCAGTCTGGGGCGGCCCAAACGGGCCAGTCGCAACCGAACTGAGCTACCCGAACGAGAACTTTTACTACACGCCCTACGGCCAGATTAGCGCACCAAAGGTGGGCGACATGACCGTCTATAACGGCCCGAATGGAGAGTATCTTGGCTATCATGTGGGTGGATTTCGAGACGCGGAGTGAATGCGATCTGCCGGTGAATGGCGTGTATAACTATGCGCGCCATCACTCTACAGAAGTCATTTGCATGTCTTACGCGTATGCCGACGGCCTTGTGCAGACATGGCGGCCGGGCGAACCTATGCCGCCGATCAAGAGTCAGATCCGTGCACATAACGCAGCATTTGAGCGGCTTATTTTCTGGCACGTCCTGAAGATGCCAATACCGTTAGAACAATTCTACTGCACCGCTGCGCAAGCGCGGGCGAACTGTGCGCCGGGGAGTTTAGAAGATGTGGGACGATTTGCGGGAACCGATATGCGGAAGGATCATCGTGGGGCGGCTCTTGTTCGTGCTTGTTGTATTCCTCCCTTCCGCGATGATCTTATACCAGAGCTTATCGAATACTGCGAACAAGACGTGCGCACAATGCGCGCCGCTAGCAAAGCCATGCGGGAACTGACGCCGGAAGAACTGGAGGATTACCATGTTAACGAGCGCATCAATGATCGTGGCGTTCTTGTCGATCAGCGCCTATGCCGCGCGGCGGTCAAGTATGCGGCTGACGAACTTCAAGAGATCGAAGCTACGGTTAAAACCGTCACTAACGGTGAGATCACGACTGTTAGAAGTCCTAGAATGCGACTGTGGGTGCAAGAGCGGGTGGGGCCGACAGCGCGGAAGCTCATGGAACGAGACGACAAGTTCTCCATTGACAAAACCGTCAGGGCTAACCTACTGGCCATAGACGACCCGGAAGAGGTGCCTCCCGATGTCAGAGAAGTCATACAATGCGCGGACGATCTTTGGGCGTCTTCTGTTGCTAAATTTAATCGCCTTGATAATCTTGCTTGTGACGATGGCCGTGTTAGAGGGGCTTTCGTCTTTGCGGGAGGATCAGCCACAGGACGGGCTTCCTCGTATGGTGCGCAAGTCCACAACTTTACACGTAAGTGCGCCGATGACCCGGAAGCCGTGCGACATGCAATGGTTCGGAGTCATGCAATCGTGCCTCGTTACGGACGACGCGTCACAGACGTATTGCGAGGTATGTTACGG